AAGAAGAAATATATTGGCATTCATGATGATACAAATACTACAGTAGAAGATTACCAAGGGAGCGGAAAATATTGGTATAACCATATTAGAAAACACGGATATGATGTAACCACTGAAATCTTAGCAGAGCATGAAGATAGGGATGCAGCATTAGAAATAGAAGATTATTACATAGTATTGTCAGGTGCTCTAACTTGGAATAAAGCAGAATTTTGTAATCTTACTAGAGGTGGTAAAGGTAATATACCCGGAATCACTATGAAAATGAAATTAGGTGAGGGTTATGTTGATCCTCGAAAAGGTAAAAAGTGGGAAGAAATTTATAAAAATTCAGGTAGAGAAATTCTAAGAAATTATAAACATAAAGATTTTGATCCAGATAGAATTGATCCTAGACAAAATAAAACCTGGGAAGAAATATATGGTCAGACAGAATCAGAAATCAAAAGGATAAAACAATCTATCGAAAAAAGTATAAATTTGACAGGTAAAAAATATAAACCAAGGAAAACTATTGATAATAAGAAAGGTAGAACATTAATTAATATTTACGGTTATAATAAATATGCTAACCCACCAAAACCATTCACTATCAAATTCACATATCCTGACAATAAAATTGAAGTCAGATTATTTGAACATGAACAGGATTTCTTTGAAAAAACTAAATTAGAAACAACAACACTTTTTCGTTTAAAAACTGATAAAAGAAAGGTTATTAAAAAAATACAATCAACAACAAAGCATATTTATCCGAAAGGAACTATTTTAGAAATTATTGATTGAAATACAATAAATAATTACAGAAATATGAGCAAATTGACAATCTCCAGCCCGGGCGTCCAAATCGCAGAAGTTGACAACTCTCTGATCACTCAGGAAAATGCAATAAACACTGTATTTATCGCAGGATTTGCGCCAACTGGTCCTATCAATGAACCAATTACAGTTTCATCTCTTTCTGAATACCAACAGATTTTCGGATTACCTACAAATGGAGCAGAACGATATTTTTATCAAACAGTTGCTGCAGCATTTCAAGGCAGTTCAACAATTATTGTTTCTCGTGTTCCTTATGGTTCAGGTGCAGGCACAACTGTTAGTAATCAATATAGTCTATTAGCTTATCCTGTGTCAGCTTATGATGCAACTAATACTGTTGGAACAACCAATCTAAGTATTACAAGTGGAGAATATATTGTTGGAGCTCCTCAACATTTTACTCTAACTTCAGCTGATTATCAAACCCATATTGCAAATGGTATAACTTGGAATTCTAATGTTTCTACTAATGGCACAGCAGGTAAAGTTAACTTAACAACGGCTCTTTCATCTATTGCAAATGCTGGTATTGTTATTGTCAATGAATCACAGACAATAATTGATCCACAGTATCAAGGTTTTTATGTAGGATTAATTGACAATACAAATAACTTACCAACAACAGCTTATGACTGTATTAACACAGTCAATACATTAGTTGCACAAGATACATTTGGAACAATTCCTGCTGCCCGTCTTAATTTTGCTTTATCAGCTAATAACCCAGGACCTGCTGGTAGTATTTCTCAGGTCTTAGAAAGCGGTATTCCTACATTTGATATATCTCAAAGACCTTATGTTGATACAATTACTCTTGGATTATTCAAAATTCGTCAATCAGTATTTTCAACAGATGCTAATGTTCTTGATTATGTCTTAACAGAAAGCTATGTAGGATCTCTTGACAGCACCCGTCTAATAAACAACCCAAATGGAGGACCAGCAGTTAGTTTTGATATACAAAAAATTACTGCAGGTAGTAATAATATCCAAGTCTTAGTTAATCCCGCTATTTCTCATAGATTAACTAACCAATCTTGGTGTGACGCTAATGGGTTGCCTCAAATTCAAGTAACTATTAATCCAGATATGAATTTAGGCGGAGCTTTGAATGCCTTAGGGGTTTATCAACCTTTGAATATTACAACATCTTTAATTGGTAATTTACCAGCAAAGATTACTAGTGCATTAACAAACGTTTCTGATCCTGATGTATATCCACTTACAATTGTCTGCGAAGCAGGATTAGGATCAATCTATGTTAATTCAATGAACGTTGCTGGATCAAGTCCAACTGTCGGAGGAATATATTTTGATGACTATAATACACCAGTATCTACTACTGATGCACTATTTAAACAAATGGATGGAACACCGCCATCAACTTCTACTCTATGGCAAAATTACCAAGCTGTTCTAACTCAGTTTGAAAATTTCGTGTTAGATCCTGCTCGCAGAGATCATATTGTTATTTGTGATCCTCTAGTCAATATTTTAATTCAGAATAATAATACTAAGACAGTTAATGTTCTCGGAAATAACTTTACACAGAACATTTATTGGCCTCTACGTAACTTATATGCTGGAACAAATACAAGTTATTTAGTAAGTTACCCAACATTTGTCCAAGTAGCTGATAATAACTCTAGTGCTAATGTCTGGGTTCCATTTTCAGGATTTGCTGCAGCAGCAATGACAAATACAAACTATCCATGGGATGCTCCTGCAGGATTTACTCGTGGTGTTGTAAGTAATGTAATAGATATTGCCTACTACCCAACACAAAAACAACGTGATCAATTATACAATATTAATTTGAATCCAGTTGCATTCTTTCCATCTGATGGATTCGTAATTTACGGTCAAAAAACAATGTCTCGTAAACCATCTGCTTTTGATAGAATTAATGTTCGTAGATTATTCTGCTATCTTGAAAGAAATACCCGCAATACTGTCAAATATTTCGTGTTTGAACCAAATACATTATATACAAGAACCCAAGTTATTAACACTCTAAGTCCTATATTTAATGAAGCTCAGAATACTAGTGGTATATACCAATTTCTCATAATTTGCGATGAGAGAAATAACACTCCGGACGTAATTGATAACAACGAACTTGTTGTAGACGTATATATTAAGCCTGTCCGAACTGCTGAGTATATTTTAGTGAATTTTTATGCTATGAATACTGGTGCTAGTTTTACAGAAATAACTAGTTAAACATTGGATATTATTAAATATATTAATTTAAATAAATAAGTTAAAATTTAAATTCTTACTATTAAATATTCGTATAATTCTTACTAAATAAACTTAGTAAGAATTATTTTTTATTTAAAAAGTTGATTTACTAAATTCTTACTATTAAATATTCATATGAATTTAATAGAAGAAATATCAAGTCAACTTTTAACAAGAACTGGCCATCTGAATGCTGCAATTACTAGGCGTGACTGGTTCTTAAAAAGTGATCTAAATCGAAAGATAATAGAAGCTACTTCATTCTTACCAGAAACTTCAACTTATACAGAAAGATATTTCTGTATAAAAAATAATATTACTTCTAGACAAAAATGCCATATTACCGGTAAACCTCTAAGATTTTTACCAACTAGTAAGAGATATGCTAAAGTATCAGGTGTTGAAAATTCTTATCATGTAATTAACTTAGAAGAAAGAAATAATAAACTATCAGTTAATAAACTTGTAAATAATAATCTTCGTAGAAATATATTAATTACAAAATATAAAGATAATCAATATACTTTAAAATCTCGTGAAGAAGTAAAGGAATTTATATTAGAACGTCTAGAAAATACTAATTTTGGAAGAATATCTCATTTTATTAACAATTTACACATTACAAACAATGTAGATATATTATGTTCTCTACTACATTATACTCAGCATCCGTTGTTTGAACCGTTAGACAACAGAGTTAATTGGAGTGAAAGGTTTTATTTATTTTTGTATAATACTCAACCGCTACCATTTTATAATGATATAAATAAAAAAGCTCCTTTTGAAAATTTTTTTATAGGTTATAGACGACAAACTTTAAATAGTCATAATAAAAATTTAATTAAAATTACTTTACCTGAAAATCTTAAACAGCAAGGATTCATTATTCTAAATGAAAATTTTGAAACTTTAAAAGATACTATATTCAGATTAAAATGTGAAAAATGTGGTGAGATACACGAACGAGAATTAACAGGTGCTAAATGGAAAAATGTATATTGTCCCGGTTGCTATGGTAATATGGGATTCTCTAAAATTGAAAAAGATATATGTAAGTTTATTAAAGAGAATAATATAGTATTCCAAGAAAATATTAAAGGTATTATAGATTCTGGTGAGTTAGATATTTACATTCCTTCTAAGAATTTAGCTATTGAAATAGATGGTGTTTTATGGCATAGTTTTGGTATAACTCATCCCAATAATATTGAATTTGAGTCGAAAAATAAATTTAAACATTTGAGAAAATCACAAGAATGTTTACAAAAAGATATTCAGTTATTACATATATTTGATAGTGAATGGTATAATAAACAAGATATAGTTAAGTCATTAATTCTGAGTAAATTAGGTATATATAAAGAACGTATTTTTGCACGAAAATGCGTTATAAAAAAAGTTGATAAAAACATAAAAAAAGATTTTATAAATAACTACCACCTAAAAGGAGATTGTAAATCTACCCATAATATAGGTTTATTTTATAATGATGAGTTAATATCTATTATGACTTTCGGTAACCGAAAAATTACTGGAGCTGATACAAATATAGAATTATTACGTTATTGTTGTAAATTCAATATACAGATTGTAGGTGGAGCTTCTAAGTTATTTTCATATTTTATACACACAGTTAAACCTAATTATGTTGTTAGTTATGCTGATAAACGATATAGTAGCAGTGAGTTCTATAAAAAAATAGGATTTACATTATCTCATGAAAGTCAACCCAATTACTGGTATACTAAAGATTGCCAAAATTTTATACATAGAATGAAATTTCAAAAACATAAAATATGTCTGGCAGAAACTGATCAACAAAAAACTGAGTCAGAAATTATGTATGAACGCGGCTATCGTAGAATCTATGATTGCGGAAACTATGTTTTTGAATGGAAACCTCAACTAAATAACTCTATATGAATCCTCTTACTCTCCCTAATTTTAGAGAATTCTATTTTGAAAATCACCTTTTAAAGGAAACACCTTATCTAATTGGAAAACAGCTTGATCAAAACTTAAATGAGCCAGGATATAATTATAAAACTGGTCTTTTAATTACTTCAAAAGGTAGAGATTCTATTAATGATTTTTCTAAGATAAACTTAGTTTCTGGTGTTAAGTTTTTTAATCATATAAAAGCTCTATATAAAGATATCTCAGAAGATATAATCCAAGACTGGTGGTTAGGAAGCGATGGTTATGTAAATGCTCTTTTTAAATATAGATTACAAAATAATGAAATGTATAGCGTATATGTTTGGAGTTTTAGACAAATGCCGAGCGGATTTGCTAGGTGGTTAATTATAAATTATTATTTAAAACAATATTCAGCAGTTATTAGTGATATTGCTCATACCCCAGAAGGCTGTAATTTCTGGAAAAACTTAGTCGAAGATTGTAAAGAAACGCATAAAATTACAGTTTTAATAGGTGAAAAGGTAAATTCTGCTAAAGAAGAATCTATAGATCTCAATAATATTGATCAATATTGGAGTAAAAAAGCGGTGAGTAGAATTAAAATATACGCTTAACAAGTTGATTTAATTAAAAACTTCTAGTAAAATACTCATATAAGGAACATCAAATTATATGAGTAATACAGAACTGCAAAATAACCTTTTATCTAGATTCAGATCTAATCAATTTAGCCTCAAATCTAAAGATGAAGTCTCAGAATTTATTACAAAAAGATTAAATGTAAAAATAGAAGGCAATAAGTTTTATTATATTCAAAAAGAACATCTCTTCGGTAATACTGATATTCTCTGCTCTTTATTACAATATGTAAATCACCCCCTATTAGAGTTAGATAAAAATCTTATAGACTGGAGAGAAATATTCTACCTCTTTATTAATAAAATTGCTCCTCCTTGTAATTATAATAATCCTAATCAAAAAGCTAAATTCTACGGTTTTAAAATAGGTTATAGGGGTCATGAAGAAAGTAAAGGTTTAAAAGAATCTTCAACGAAGTTAGTTGTATATAATAATTCTCGGCAAAATATAATCGATAAATATATATCTAAACAATATAATATAAAACCTAAAAAAGAGGTATTAGAATTTATTAATACACGATTAAAAGATACGGATAATGGTCATAAATCACATTATATTCAACATAACCACTTAACAGAAAATACTGATATTCTTTGTTCACTTCTTCAATATACTTATCATCCTTTATTTGAACCTTTAACTAACAAAATTAAATGGGTTGAAAGATTTTATCTATTTTTAAATAACTCAACTCCACCTGCATTACATAATAATCCCAATAAAAAGGCTAAATTTACAACTTTAGAAAAAGGTTATATTGGTCAGGTTCCTAGAAGCTGTATTCATACAGAACTAATAACAGAGAAAATTCCAGAATCATTAAGACAGCAAGGATTTATCATATTAAATGATAATGTAACAACATTAGCTAATACAAGATTTGTTTTAAAATGCAATAAATGTAATAAAACATTTGAAAAGCTATTGTATAATGGTGAATGGAAAGATATACAATGCCCTATTTGTAATCATATTATATATACAGGTAGTTCCAAGACAGAGAAAGAAATTACAAAAATTCTTATAGAGAACAATATAGTATTCCAAGAAAATATTAAAGGTATTATAGATTCTGGTGAGTTAGATATTTACATTCCTTCTAAAAATTTAGCAATTGAATTTAATGGTATTCTTTGGCATAGTTTTGGAAAGTGTTATCCCAATAATGCAGATTTAGAAGAAAAAAATAAATATAAACACTTACAAAAAACTGAAGAATGCAAACAAAAAGGTATTCAACTAATTCATATCTTTGATGGGGAATGGAAACTAAAACAAGATATTGTCAAATCAATTATTCTTAGTAAATTAGGAATTTACAAACAAAGAATTTATGCTCGAGAATGTGAAATAAAACTAATAACTAAAACTGAGAAAAGAAAATTTCTTAATGATAGCCATTTACAGGGTGATTGTAAATCTACTTATAATATCGGTTTATATTACAATAATGAATTGGTATCAGTTATGATTCTTGGAAGACGTAAAATAACAGGTGGATTACCACAATTAGAAATGATCAGGTTTTGTTCAAAATTATATACACAAATTATTGGAGGGGCGTCAAAATTATTTCGATATTTTATAAATGAATATAATCCAAAAGAAATTATAAGTTATGCAGATAGAAGATATAGTAACGGTAATTTATATAAAAATCTTAACTTTACCTTATTACATGAGAGTAATCCAAATTATTGGTATACAACAGATTTGCAGAATCTTATACATAGAGCTAAATTCCAAAAACATAAATTATTAAAGATTTTAGGTAGCCTATATAACTCAGAATTGACTGAGACAGAAAATATGTATAAATGTAATTATAGAAAAATCTATGATTGCGGAAGTTTTGTTTTTAAATGGAATAAAACTGATGTTACAGTATAAATAATTACATGGCAGCAGTCAATCAGTTAATTCAAGATTTTTATAGAGTTGCGCAACAGCGCGATTTTGCTCGTGATTTTAGCTTTAGATTATTAGCTATTACACCCGGTGATGCTAGTAGCATCACCTTCAATCAAGATGATTTGGTTTATATTAAAACAGCTTCTTTACCAGGTAGAGATCTACAGAATGTAGAAGTGCCATACATGGGACTTAAGTTCAATGTCCCAGGTTCTGTCGTGTATCCAGATTCTGGAGGCTATGAACTCACATTTTATGCTGATCAAAATTCTAAGATTCGCCAGCAATTTGAACAATGGTCTAGAGATATATTTGACGATGCTTCAAGCACTGGTAATTATTTTACTCCAAAACAGACCTCTACAATCGATATGGTTCAGTTAGATCCTCAGATGAATGCAATTGGTCAATATCAATTAGTTGGTGTTGCTGTCAATAAAGTAGGTAACTTAGAATATAAGCCTTCTGAGGGAACAGGAACAGTTGTTGAATTTAAGGCTACTATTACCTATCATTATTGGACACGTTCTAAGCCAACTCCTAAAGTTCTACCTACCATCTAAATAAAACTTAATTAAATATCTGTGTGGCATTCGATAATCCATTAACAGATGCAGCGGAATCTCTTAAACAAAATGTAGCTGGAGTAGCTACTGGAGATAATCCTTTATTTGCTCCTCAAGTAAGCCAACTATTTGGTTTTAATATTCCTGGTATTCCAATTATTAGTGCTCGTGATTTTTTCTTAGTTCAAATGGAATCGTGGTTTACTTCTCTACCAATGACTACTCAGTGGATTGTCTTAATTAATGAATACCCAAAATGTGTAAATACTACAATCTTACAAAATCTTGAGCGTATTAATGGTGATAAAAAAGGTTTTGATATTGACCAAGCTAAAAGTATTTTAACATCTTTTCCTTTACAGAAAATAACTGGTTGCATTTTTGCTCAAGGATTTAGTATTCCTCCTGATGATTATGTAGTTGACTATGTTAATATAGAAAACAATAGAGGTTTTTTACCAGGTGTAATTGCTAAGGAACGCCAAAATCCTGGAATCTTATCTCTTGATTTTCTTGAAACAAACACATCATTTTCTGACTTTATTATTCGTCCGTGGATTATCGCGGGATCTCACTTTGGTTTTGTTACACGTGATCCTAAGAATAAGACAGAAAATGCTAAGAATGTAAAGAAAACAGTAACTATAATGCAATATACTCGCACAATGGCTCGAGTATCAATGGTTCCAAATAAAGTATGGCATTTTCATAACTGTGCCCCAGTAAGTATTGGTGATAGAGCAGGAACATATGATGTTGAATCGTTCACTGCTGGTCGAAATTATATGCAGACTAAGTGGGTTTATTCTCATTATACAGTTGAGAATAACTTATTCTTTCCAATTGGAGATATTATTAATAGAATATCTAAGGGCGCTATTCCTCAGATTTCTCCATTACAATCATTAATATGAACAAAGAAGATTTTAAATTTAAAAATAAAGTTAGGACAATTAAAAAAAGAATTCATAGAGATCAAATTACAACAGAACATCATTTATATGCGTTGGATAAAAAATGGGATACTAACCTATATGAAGATGAGTTAGAATTTTTTAATCAAAATATTAAACAAGAAGATATTCCAACAGCAATAGATTTGTTAAATGTCTAATACCCCTACAGTTCAACCAAACTTAGTTAATATTCAGGACGACACTTTTTATTATTCAGTGTTTCTTGTTAATAGTGATAAGCGTGTGTTTATTCTTAGACCTGAAGCTATTAAAGAGTTAGTAATTAGTGACAGTATTACATAATATTATAGCAGTGGTTATATTATCTTAGACAACAAATTTGATGCGATTGAACAGCCTTCTACTGTTGCTCAGCCTGATAGTGATCTTAATACAAATGGATTTTTGTTTAGAGGGGATGCTCGCG